GGACCGCTGCTGCCGGGTCGTCCTGGTCCTTGGTGGTCAGGGCGTCCGCCTCGGCCTGGGAATTGACCTTGCCCAGGTTCTTGGCCGGCGTGTCCTTGGCGTCGTAGGTCTGGACCTCGGACTCCTCCGTGGCCACGCCACCCGGCGCCGGGCGGTTGTCCCCGGCCTCGCCCTTGGGGTCGTCCAGGTTGGCGTGGGTGCCGTCCAGGTTCTGCGGGCCGTTGGCCTCGGTGATGCGGACCTCGCGGCCGTCCCCGGCGGTCACGACCTTGCCGACGTGCCGATCGGCCGGCACCTTGTCGTCGTAGTCCGGGTCGCCGCTCTTGCTCTTGTCGTGGACCATCTCTGGCTCCTTGCTCGGATCGGGTCTGGGTGGCCGGCGCGCGGTTGCCCGAGTCCAACGGGGCTACCTAACCTCCCCGCGCGCCGGGGTCCTACTAGGCGGTGGTCTTGTCCTGGAGCAGACGGAACGCCAGGTCGTTCACCGAGTCCGAACCGTTGCGGAAGTGCATGTACCACGCCCGGCGCCCGTCCGGGAGGTTGTTGCTCGTGTTGAACAGGTGCGGGATGAACTCCACCGAGGTGGAACCCGGCTTGTCCACGATCACGAAGTTGGAGAACAGCCCGAACACCAACAGGTTGTCGATCGTGGTCGTCTGGAACACGTTCGGCGCGGTAAACGAGCGGTTGACCGGGAAGCCCAGGAGCTGGTCCGTGGGCTTCTGGGTCATGTCCGTGGAGTAGTTCGCGCCCAGCGCGGTACCCAGAGCGGCAATCCGCTCGAGCATGGCCGGGTGCATGAGCCACTGGGCGCCGTCCGTCCAGCGGTCGCCGAGGGCGTTGGCCACGCTGGCAAGGTCCGCCCGGGTGAAGGTGGAGCCCGTGGTCAGCGAGATCTCGACGTTGGTGTTCGCGTCCAGCGCGGTGAAGATGCCACATGGCGCCGTGGTGCCGTTACCGGTCATGTGCGCCAGGGCCTCGAGACGGATCCGCGAGTCCTGGAGCAGCATCTGGACGTCCTGGGTCAGGCTCGAGATGTCCTCGAACGACTCGATGGACGCCTGGATCAGGCTCTTGGCCGAGAACACCGGGATCTGGATCGGAGCGATCGGCGGGGTGTCGTCCGAGACCTCGGTCAGTTCCGCATCCCACGAGGCCGTGGAGCCGGCCGTGCTGACACCGTTCCACCGGTTCGCGCCACCGGTCAGGGTGACCGTGCGCGAGAGCGACCGGACCACATCCTTGGCACCGGAGTTGGTGAGGATCAGGGTCGGGTCCAGGTGGGTAGGGACCAGGTAGCCACCCGCCGTGTTCGTGCCCACGGCAATGGCCGCACGCTCGACATCGGACAGGAACAGTTCCTTACCGGTCACGGCCTTCTCGAACGCCGAGAGGTAGTCCGGGGTGTTGCGGGCGAGCATGTTGCGCGACCAGGAGACGTCCTTCTTGTGTCGGCGGATCAGCTTCTGGAAGCTGTCCGTGTAGTTGTCCGGCATCTCGTAGGAGTCCATGGCCTTGAGGTTGGCGTCCGCGAGGGTACGGACGATCTCCTGCTCACCCATGTGACTGGTGTTGCTGCGCAGCACCTCGAACGGGTCGGCCGAGATGTTGACGTTGGGGGCCTCGCGGCGCCGCCGCTGGACCTCGGTCGGGCGCTGGTCGCCCGGCTCGGTCGCGCCGGCCCGCTCGGACGCGGCACGCGCGACCTCCACGCGGTCCTCGTACTCCACGGCGTCCGCCAGCTCGGCTTCCAGGTCCGGGATCGAGTCCAGGGCCTCGTCCGAGCGGGTGATGTCCTCGTCCGAGGCGTCCTCGTTGTCCGCGACCTCTACGACCAGGGCGCGCGCGACCTCGAGATCCTTTTCGATGTCCGTGCTCTTACGACGTCTTGCCATTTCCGATCACTCCAAGATCACGGGCTCGCATCAACATCAGGTTGCGACGAGCGCGGGTCCGGCTGGAGTGTCCGTCATCGGACGAGTCCCCGGCGGCATCGGGTCCGGTTGGAGTGATGCTGGTACCCACGGGCGGGGCACTGGGCGTGCCCGTGGTGATTTCGCTGATCATAGACCGAATGAGCTCGGCAAGGTCTTCCTGACTCCGGATTGCGACCAGGCCGGCGCCCTCATAGGCCGGGCTCGGGGTCGGACCGTACTCCTTGAGGCCGAGCTCGGTCCGCTCGATCCGTGGGATGCCCCGGTCCCCCTTGCCCCGGTCCTTGCTCTGGAAGACCCGGCCGCGGAAGGACTGGCCCTTGATCTGGCCGCCATCCCAGGCAGCCAGCACGGCGTCCGCCAGCTCCCCATCGTTGTAGCGGGAGATCGTGAGCAGGCCACGGCCGTCCGGACGGATCTCCACGGGCGTGGCGAACGGGACGGCCAGCAAGCCGTTGGGCTTGCCGGACAGGTCATACCCGTGGTTGTAGTAGACGCCCACCCGGCCGATCCCGTGCGCCAGCGTGCGGTTGAATCCGGCGCGGTTGATCGACTCCCAGTAGTGGCCGTGCTGGTCGCGGATCTCGCTCTCCTGGCCGAACACGGCCGCGTAGGCCGTCACGGTCCGGCCGGCGCGGTCCCGCTTGATGTCGAAATCGTCCAGCGGCAAGGTCCGCTCGATCAGCTCAGTGGCCATGGTCAGCTCCGGGTGTGCATCGATACGGGCGCCTTCTTGGGCGTGGTGTTGCTCTTGCCCGAGCGGACGGGCGCGTGCGCGGGCTCGACCACCGCGTGCGGGTTGACCTTCTTAGCGGCTGTCTTCTTGGCTGGCGCTTTGGTCAGCTTCCCTTTGGCGCTGGTGATCTGCTTAAGCAGCGCGGGTGTGACCACGCCGTCCGCCTTGAGGCCCAGCGCGCGCTGGGCCCGCTTGATCGCCGCGGTGGTCTTGGGGCCCAGCTTCCCATCGTCCTTGAGCTTGGCACCGGACGAGTCCGTGATGCCGAGCCGGTTCAGGGCCTTCTGGAGGGAGTGGACCCGCTTGTCCCCTCCGGGCGTGCCGTAGCCGGGACCGCGCTTGCCGTCGAAGGAGAGATTGCCGGCGTCCGGCTTCTTGCCAGCGGCGCCGCCCTTGCCGCCCTTCTTTTTCGCACCCTTGCCGCCACCAGGGCGCGCGGTGGGCTTGACAGTCTTATTGCCCGAGCCCGGCGCCACCGCGAATTTGCCGGCGTCCCGCGGGTGAAGCGCCTCGGTGAAGGCGCGCGTGATTCGCTGACCAGGGCGCAATCCCAGCTCCGGACCGTGCTCATTCTTGAGGATCATCCGGGCTGCTCCGTCTCGTCCGCTGCTGCCTGCTCCGGGTCTACTTCCGCCGCGGCCGGGTCGATCGGCTCACCCGTGACCGGATCCACCTCGGGCTCGGCCACGACCTCGGCCACCACCAGCTGGGAGAGGTCGCCGGTGGTCACGGCCGCGATTACGGACTCCTCTTCGAATCCGGCACCGACCAGAGTGGCGATCGAGCCGGCGTCCACGCTCACATCGGCCGGCGCCACGGCGTCCGCGGACTCCTGCTTGACCGGGGGCTGGAGCTGGACACTCATCAGGCCCGAGTGTTCGAGGATTGTAAAGTCCTCTGCCAGTACGGCGGCCACCGAGGACTCCGGGGTCCAGCCGGCGGCGATCAGGGCGTTGATCGTGCTGGCGTTGGTGGCCTGGACCTCGGCAAGGTCCTTCACGTCCTCGCGCAGGAACGGGATATCCCGGGTGTCATACCACAGCTCAGCATCGTTGGGCACGGCCACCAAGGGGGCCACCGCGGCACAGAAGGAGCGCCACTGATTGGAGCCCCACGTGTCCCCGAACGCGCGCCGGGCCTGCCCATAGTTGCTATAGGTGGCCGCGGCCAGGCCCTCGGACAGGCCCACGATGATCGGGGGCACGCCCCCAGCCATGGCCAGGCGGGTCTCGCCATGCCCCTGGGTCTCAGCGAACGAGAGTTGCTGCATGTTGGCACCGACCACGGTCACATCGGCGCCGCCCCCGGTGTAAAGGGTCTTGTACGCGTTCTCCGTGCCCCCGGTCGCCTCGGTCATCTTGCGCACAAATTCCGCGAACGCGTCCGGTCCGATCGACTCCTTGAGCGAGACCACCATGTTTGGCGTCGCGCCGTTCTCGAAGAATTTCAGCTTGTGCTCGGTGGTCATCGAGTCGGCCTGGAGTTCCTTGATGACCGGGGTCAGCCAGGACATGCCGCGGTACTGGGCGTCCGGGTCCGGGATCGGCGCCCAGTGAATGCATTCGTCCAGCATGTAGAGCTTGGAGCGGCCACCCGCCCACGGTCCGCCCACGGTGTATTTGTAGCCGAGGATGTTGCTCTCCACGGCCTCGTCCGGCGGGGCGTCCAGGATGAACTCCATCCAGTCCGGCCGGCGCCGCAGCAGCCGCGTACCGTCCTGAGACTCGGCCAGAAAGAAGGTCCCACCCACGGTCACGTCCTGCTCCGCGCGCATGAGCAGAGACTGGGTAGTACCGCCCGGCCAGGGCTTCTCCAACAGTCCCAGGTCGCGGTTGCCGAACAGGTCGTTACCGCCTCCGACCGTACCGAGCCGGCGGAACTTGAATCGGGCCTCACTGAACAGCCGAGCGCGGGCCATCGACACACCGAAGATCACGCCGTTGGCCTTGTAGGCGCCGGTCGTGTACCCCAGGAACGTGTCGGTGACCGGCTCGGCCTTCTGGCCGGCCCAGGTGGTCGTGAAGCTGGGCCGGTAGAGCTGACCCTGGAAGGTCAGGAACGAGTCCGCCCAGGCCTGGAAGGTGGGATCCCCGCCGAATCGCTGGACCTCGGGCGCGGCGGGGGGCGTCCAGCGCACGACATCACGTGCGAAATCACGGAGCAGACTCATGCCCAGACCACCAGCGGTACCGCCTCGGGCTCGTTGCCCTTGGCGGCCAGGCCCCAGAGCGCGTGTGTGACGGATACCAGACTGGCGATCGGTACGGATGCGCCGCGGGAGTCCCAGGCATGACCGTCGCCTACGGGCCGCTTGTCGGCTCCCCCGACCGCGGTGTCCAGCTCTGCCTGACCCAGGTGCACAACGGTCCGTTCCGTTTCATTTTTGCTGGTGGCCGCATCATAGATCATGCCGAACGCCCGAGCTACGTCCCCGCTGGTCATCTTAACGATGACATCGGTGTTCAAGGGGCACTTCTCGTCCTTGATCGCGGCCTCCAGGTCCGCCAGGACGCTGCCCGCCGGCGATCCGGGGTCCAGAACGATCGCCACAGCGTTGATCTTGATGGCCAGCTTGACAATCGTTGACACCAGCCAGGCAGTGCCGGCCTGCTCCTTGATCAGCTCGATGTGGGCCTTGCCGTCCGCCCGGTACTGGGCTAGACCAAGGGCGCCCCGCGGCTGCCCCTGATTGCGAGGGGATACGTGGAGCGCGAGGACCGGCCGGCGCACGAGGGCTGTGGGCGGGGTCGTCCGAGGTAGGGCCGGAGGGGACGAGTTGGGTACGGGCCAGTCGCGCGACCCTGAGTGCGGATCCCTCATGCTGTCCCACTGGGCCTTGCTGATCACCGTGAAGCCGGCGGTAAGGTCCGGCGGCCAGATGCACAGTCGCTCCCGGGCAAAGCCCTGGTCGCTCATGCTGGAGCGCTCACGCTCGATCGCCATCATGGAGATCCGGGCGCCGTACGCCGGATTGGTCCGCTTCCAGGTCTCCCGGTCGTCCAGGTCCACGTCCTCCAGGGCGTCCAGAGAGCCGGCGGCGCCGTAATCCAGGAACGCGAGGTCCACCGCGGCGGCCGAGCCGGCGATCATCGCTTCCGCCTGGCGCCGCAGCCGGAACAGCGCGGCGCCGGTGGCCGCGTCCAGGGGCGGTGAGCTGGTCAGCCAGACTTGCGGGTCCGGCATGGCGGACATCGTGGGGAGCTGGGCGTCCTGCTGCTCCCCGGTGAGCGCGTACGCCTCGTCCCAGACCAGCTTGTGGAACGAGAAGCCGCGGCCGGCGCCCTTGGATCGGGCCATGAACCGTAGTCGCTGGCCGGTCAGCAGCTCGATGCCCTCCTCGCCGTTGGTGTTGATGACCTTCTTGACCTTCTTGCGCAGCCAGTCCGTGTTCGTGATCAGGAACAGGACCCGGCGGAACGCCTCCATGGCCGTCTTGTACTCGTGGGCGCTGTGACCCACCAGCGGTTCGCCCGAGATGAACAGCCAGTAGAGCTCCAGGGCTTCCAGGATCGCGCCCTTGCCGTTCTGGCGGGCCACGATCAGGGCCACCTGGAAGGCGGCCCAGCGGCCGAGCCCGGTCTTGCCCAGGCCGAGCTGGATGGTGAGCTGCTGCCAGGCGTCCAGGGTCAGGCCGGCGGACGCGGCCAGTTCGATGGCGTCCAGGCCCGCGCTGTAGGCGTAGGTCTCGGTCGGATAGAGGCAGACCCGCGGGACCACGAGGCCGAGATCGGCCTCGTCCGGGAGCACGAGGTCGTGCGGTGGCGTCCAGAGCTGGCTGGGCTGGGTCATGACAGACAAGAGCACCCCCTATCCCGTGAAGGATAGGGGGTGCTGGGTTCTTGATCAGTTGGCTACGAACGTAGCCTCTACGGCCTCGGTCAGCGCCAGGTGCCAGCGGCCGCCGTTCGGGGCCTGGTAGCGGATGAAGATCTGACCGGTGAAGCTGCCGTAGAAACGCTCGGCCTTGCGCTTGCCACCGTTCCCCAGCGTCACGGTTCCGCGGGCTAGGACCTTGCCCGCCTTGGCGTCGATCGGGATGGCGCTGGCTACGTACGCGTCGGCCTCGGCAGAGGTCCCGATCGCGCGGGTGACGGCCCAGTAGATAACCGACTTGATGCTCCGAGGTGCCTCAACGAGTGCCATACGTAGACTATAGCACAGGTAGCTCAGCCCTGGGAAGCAGCCAGTTTTGACCGCTCGGCCTCGCGCTCCTGCCGGCGCTTCACTAGCTCGTCCTCCGGATTGGCTTCCTGCTCCCCGCCCTGCTCACCGGCGAGGCTGGCCAGGCTCTTGGCGATCGTCGCCAAGGCCAGGGCCTGCTGGCGGGCCTCGGACAGCAGCTTGTCCACGTAGACCTCGGCCACCGTGTCCGGCATTCTGAGCTGGATCTGGAGCCAGGCGTCCGAGTCGCCCTGGATCTGGCGGTCCAGGTTGTCCAGGCGCTCCTTGATCCGGTCGGCCTCAATCTCCAGGGCCTCGATCATCGCCGCGTGCTTCATGGTCAGTACCCCGGCGCGCGGTCGCGCGGATCTTCGTGGCGATCGATCCAATCCGCGTGTTGCTCCTGGTCGCCCTGGCCGGCGTGCTCGAAGCTGGCGCCGCACGGGCACAGGTCCCGGCGGACTGGGCTGGGCTCGGGGACAGTCTCTGGACCACTCTCGCCTATGTCGTAGCGGAGCCGCGGCTGGCCCGGTCCCCAGTTGCCAATCGGCTCGGTCAGCACGCCGCCGCTGGCGGGCTCGGGCGCGGCCGGCGCCTCGTCCAGGTCGTCCACGTAGAGAGTGGTCTGGATCCTGAGCGGCTTGCCGACCTCGGCAAAGACGTTCACGCTCTGGATCATGCTCCTGGTGATGCCCAGGCGCTCCAGCCAGAGCACGGCCTGGCTGATTTCGGGCTCGTCGCCGGTGCTGACAATCTTCATGCTCACAACACCTCATCAGCTGGAGCCTGCGGGATGCTCTGGTCGGCCGGGACGTCGATCCCGTGCTGGACGAGAGCCCGGATCAGGGCCCGCTGGTAATTGCCCATGTCCGTACGCTGCTGATTGACGATCTTGTGGACCTGATCGACCTTGCCCTCTACGGTCTTGGACCGGCGATAGCCCGCCAGGGCAGTAACCACCAGCCCGAATGCGGTCAGGGCGCTGGCAAACGCCGTGATGATGCCCGTAATCGTGGTGGAGAACTGCACTGGGTACCCTCGCTCACTCTGCGTAGTGCTGATCATGGATATGCGGGTGGATCAAGCGGGGGGAAATGGCTCGAT